TTACTCTTTTCATATCTAGTTATTGATTTTTTTATATATTCAACTGATATAAGACAAAAAAAAGGTCCGCCGTTAAGCGAACCTTTTAAAACTGTATTATAAGTTTTTATTCTTAGATGATACTAGTACCAGCCTCGAATTCAAAACCTAATGTGTAATACATTGTTTCTGGGTGGAATCCAGCGTCTACTAAAGCGAATCTAGATTTAACCGCGATTTTAGGAGCCATAGTTCCTTCTGCGATTGTCTCAACAGATTCAGCCATTAAGTAAGGCATGAATACTAATCCAGGAGAATTACCATCACCTTTTCTACCTACAGCAACTCTATAGTCAGTCCAAGCCATGTTTGGATCAACATAAATAGTTACACCAGCCAAAGCACCGATTGGATATAAAGATCCACCAGCTTGGTTGATTGTATTTGATAGTGGGTAAGGTACGAATCCTGCAACATCCTGAAGTGCCGTAGCAATTTCTCCAGAAGTTACTGCGAAAGTAGCAGGTCCTCTTCTTCCTCTTGTTGCGATTAGGTTAGAAGCAGCAAGTACTTTAGTATACAACCTACGTTGTAAAGTTCCTTGTGTTTCACCACCTGCACCAACAATAGTTCTTTGAACAGTTGCATTGATAATTGTTGTGTTGTCAGCATTTCCAAGTCCTAGTGGAATTGTAACAGCACCAACAGTAGTACCATAAGCAGCAGATAATTGTAAACCATCAACAGTATTTACATTACCTGCATTAGTAGCTCCATTTCTGAAGATTCTATCCAAGATGTATTTGTTAATAGATTGAGTTAACTCATTTACCAATACAGCTTCTACTTGAGCAACAGCGTCAATTCCGAATTGCTTCAGATCTTGAACTTGTTCTCTAGTTACGGCAGCAGCAACTTGGAAAGTTTTTGCAGCAACTGATTTGTTAAATAAACTTAGACCCATAATGTTATCTGGAGTAGATTCTCCTACACCTCTTTCATAAGGATCGTTAGAGTCAATAGCAACCATTGGTGGATTACCAGCTCTGTTGTTGTCTTCAAACGCATCACCAGAGAAACCAGTAATATGGTCTTCTAAAGCTTTAACGTATTCAGCAGCACCGTCAAAGTCACCTAAGTCAGTAGTCATTGCAGCTTCTAAGAAAAAGCTAGTAGCAGCAGCAACAGCAGTATAAATTGGTTCGTATCCTTCAGTACCTTGAGCAAACGTAGTTCCAGCAGCGTCAGAGTTACCTCTTACACGGAAAATTGGAAATCCGTCAATTCTTGATTGACCTACATAAGTTAATTCATATGATGCATTTGCACCAGTACCTACGTAGATTACTGAATTTACAGCTAAAGCAGTTCCAGTAACCTGAGTTAGTGGAGCTTTAATTAATAATGGAGCAGAGTTTCCGTCTATTCCACCAGCTTGAGTTGTTCTACCTCCACCATATACGAAGTCTAGGTAAGTTAATACTCCCATAGGACCTTGCATTGGTACAACTGGTACTAAGTCTAAACCTACAGTCTGAGCTGCTACTTGCATTGCAAGTGGTAACAAAGAAAAAGGTCTATCTCCAGAACCTGGAGTCATAGCACCGTTAAAGTTGTTCATTGTAGTAGGATCACTAGGAAAAGCAGTTGCTCCCATACCTTGAGTATTCATGTTTGGATTTAAGTGTACAGTATTATATACACTTTCATTAAGGTTATGGTAATGGCAATACTTAGACATCCAAGATAACTTGGCTTTTTCAGTGATACCAGTACTTTCCTCAATGATAGGGCCCCAGGTCTTTTGAACCTCAGCCTCGTTGATTAATTGATTTGCGTACATTTTTATAAAATTATTTTTCGCATTTTTGTGGAATTTTTCAATTCCGTTTATTTAATCGCCTCGGTTCTTTTCTTCTTAACCATTCGATTAATATCTTTTAGATTAGATTATCTACCTAATCTGAATTTCATTTTGTTTACTAAGTCGTTTTTAAAAGATTCATTTATTAATGGCTCTTTTGTATTTGCAGACTCGGCAGCAGTTTTACTTTCGTTAATAGCTTCTGTTACAATTTGAGTATCTCTAAGATCTCTTGTTGACCAAAAGTTATTAATTCCATATTGATTATTTACAGGATGAAACCTTGATTCAGAAATAATTTGATGTTGTCTTGATTCAGAAAGGTTATTCCATTTTTCTTTAAATTTTTCTGGCATATCAGAAACTACATCTAATTCTCTTTTCTTTTCAATAAAATTAGATTCCCAAATATTTTCAGCTTGTATAGTTGACATAATTGGTTTAGCATTCATTGATTCTACAATCATAGCTTGCTTCTCTGTTGATAAAGAATTAAATTCATTCTTTTTAGATTCTCCTAAGAAATTCATAAAGTGCATTTCAGATACATTCTTAACCTCAGCAGCTGCAATTAACTTTTCTAATTTTTCTTCAATAGAATTTTTATAATCTACAGTCTCATGAGTTTTACCACACGATTCACACATTTCTTTTAATTTGCCTTTATCAGCATCTGGATACTTTTCACAAACTTGTTCGTATGTCATACCTTCATCCATACATTTTGAAACTTCTTCCATTGTTGGCATAGCACCTTCCTTCATTCCGTATTCATTAACAGTATCTTCATTAATAGAATCGGCTTTAGGAGTATTTATATTCTCTGCAATGTATTCAGAATATTTAATACTCTTATCTACATTTTCACCAAGATATTCAGAATAAGCAATATTCTGATCAACCTTCTCGGCTACATATTCAGAATAATCGATACTCTTTTCTAAGTTTTCGGCAACATAGTTAGAATATTGAATTCCTTTGTCAGCCATCTCAGCAACATGCTCAGAATATTGAATACTACCATCAAGCTCTTCAGCTAAATAAGAAGCATAATCTTTAATTGAATTTACATTCTCTGCTAAATAGTCAGAGTATGAAATATTTTTGTCTAAGTTTTCTGATAAGTATTCAGCATAATCAGTAACCTGATTTACTTTCTCTGCAATATGCTCGGTGTACTTAATAAGTTTTTCCATTACCTCATCATTGTTAGAATTAGTAGATTCCTTAACATTACTTAGAACTCCAGATACATATTCAGTATACTTTTGAAAATCTTCGACGGATACATAGTTTTTATTTTCCATTGTTAGATCTTTTTTATTATCGTTGTTATTTTCAGTTTCTTCCATTTCGTAAATCAATATTCCATCATCATTACTTAGGCCAAAAGATTCATTTACTCTGGATAATTCTGCATTCTCAAAACCAGGATCTGCAACCAGATCATAAGTAAAAAACTTTTTAATTTTAACTTTACCATTTTCATCTACTGTACCAGCAGCTCTACTTGAAATATGTAAAGGAATACCATCTTTGATAAGAGCCTGCGCTTCTTTACCTTTAGAAGTATTTAATAATCTTATTTTACCAATAACTTGTTTTTTATCTTTATCATAATCTAAAGATTCTACAACATGAGATACATTAGCTAAACTAACATCAAAATCTTTTGGGTGGTCTAATTCACCTAGAAGCTTATTGGTCTTAACCTTTTCTTGTAATTCATTAATGTGAGGCATTACTTCTTTCTCCTCATAAATTCGGTTATTCTTGTTCTTAACATCAAATTCGGTAAATACTCCCTCTAATACAACAGAACCGTCTTCACCGGTAGTTATATCTAAATTTGATTTCTGTCTTTCAAGAATTAATAATTTTTTTCCTGACATTTTCTAGTAGTTATTTGATTTATATATTACAATCTCTGTAAAGTTTTTATTAGAGGTCTGCTAATGGATCTTCATCTGCTGCACCTTCTTTCTTCTCTGGTTTAAAATCTGCTTTATCGGCACCTAAAAGGATCTTTTCAATATCTTCATCTGAGTATTTTTCTTTCTCTAAATCAGCTCTTTCTTTTGCTCTAGCATTAGCCTTTAAATCTTCACGAGTAAAGCCGCCATATCTCTTAACCAAGAATCCTAAATCGAAGTATGGAATTTCCTCCATTTCTGCTGTCATGGTACTTAATTGAGTTTTTAGGTTACCTATAAAATCTACTCTTTTCGTTTGTAATTCCATTTCTTTCATTTCTTCAAAGACGTTATCCTTAACAAAATCTAATCCTAAACCGGATTTAAATGAAACATCGTTTTTTAATTCTGGATGATTAAGACACATTTGAAGATACATTGGCTTTACGAGTATTTCTTGGAATATAGATCTTAAGCGATCAACAAATTTAGAAAACTTAATTTCATCTCTTAGCATTCCGCTAGCATCCATATCATAAGTATTTCCACCTTCTTTATCAAATCTTGAGAAAGGAATCTTAGAAGCCAATTTTAATCTATCTGCAAAATATTTAAGAGATTCAGTATCTCCTAAGTCTGGTCCATCCCCACCAATTGTACTAATCTCTGGTGAATCACCGTCTTTTGAAGGTAACCAATATTCTTTATTAAAAGGCATCATTGGTTTTCCGTTAGTTACAATTTCACCACTTTCTTGGTTAAAATCTACAACTTCTCTATATGAGTTCATTAATGAAGCTAATGATTGTTTTGCTCTAGTTTTAGATTTACCACCTACAGGTATAATAAATTGAGTCTTAAATGAAGCATTAGAAACAGCCCAGATAATTCTAGTTGTTTCCATAATTCTTAAAAGGTTAAATGATCTTATTAATCTTTCAACATAAGATATTCTCATTGGTGAATTAACTTGTGAATAAGAAAGGTATATGATTTGTGAATCCCATAACTTTCTCTCTTTAGCACCCTGTCCTTTATATTGTACCCATTGCTTCTTTCCAGTGTCAGTATCTATACCAGGCATTAAGGAAATAGGGTCTAATTCTTTAAATCCTATAATCTCTGTCTGTTTATCATTATATACTATCTCAAAAGCAAGGAATCCATCTACTAACCATTTTCTAAAATAATTCCATGGCTGAACTGAATCATTAAAACCAAAGTAATTATAAAGGTTATTATATACATCACCAATCTCATCTTCGATAGAACTTGCAATATGTCCATGAAAATTTGAATATGCCATAAAATTAGATTCATCAAATACAATTGCCTCATCGGTAATTACATCTAGGATATCTTCTATTTCATCTTGTACTGCATATTCTCTAAGCTGATCTCTTTTCTTTTCATAATCTCTATCAAATATAGAGATATTCTTTTTCATTGTAGTATCTGTTAATGATAATGCAGCAAATGCACTATACATATCATCAGCATCAGAACCCATTGGATTAAATTGGTAACCCATTTGATTTTCTGTAAACCCTACTGCACGAGAATTACGGATGATCATATCATCGTAAGCCATGCCTAAATTAGAAAGATCCTTTAAAATCTTCCTTACTGGATTACCTGTACTTAAGGGTCCTCTTCTATCAGTAAAACCTGCCATATTGTTTTATCTTTTATTGTTTATATATTCTTGTAATATAATGCTTGCGCTTCATTAATATTTCCACCAAAAAAATGATTTTGATTGTTTACAGCACCTATATACCAATCATCATATCCTAACATTCTAGGTTTTCTCATTCTATCTAATCTATACTGTCTAATTGCATAAGTAAGATTATATTTTCTACCTAGAGATTTTTTTAAATTATCATAGGTAAATTCACTTAACCTAGGTTGAGCTATAGGATTACCTGGTGCTTTATTTATTGCAGAAGCAATAGTACTTTTAAATGATTTAAAAACATCAGAAAGAAAAGGTATTCTAGAATCATAAGGAATGTAGTGGATGTTTAAACCTAATTGATGATCATTATCACTTTTGCCTAAACCTAATACTAAAGGATAAGTATCATAAAATGTTTCGTCTGGTGTAAAGTACTCAAACGAATACATCTTACCGTTATCTAATAATCCTTTTGCAATACTACCGATACCTTTAAGGTCTTTGTCTGATTGTTTAGAAGCACCAGTTCTACCTTTATAATCTGCAAGGTAAATATCTAAGTCTTCTTGAAAGGATCCTACTATTGCCATTAGAATAATTTTGAGTCTTCTGTTAAAAGCATTACTTTAAAATTTCTCTGTTTTGCCATTTTATTTAATGCTTCAGTTTTACAAAGGTTTCTAACATAAGTTTCATATCCATGTTTAAAATTTTTAAGTGCCTTTGCTGTTTTTCTTTTTGGTGGTTTAGGTTTTTGTAATTGAGCCTTAGGTTTTATTTCTACTACATATTCTTCAATTATACCAGCTTTATCCATTTTTATATAAAAATCTGGATAATAGTTATGAAACTTACTATCCAACATATTAAAGTATTTTATGGAAAAAGGTTCAGAAGCCCACTTTATTACTTGTTCATTATGATCACACCAATGGCAAAACTTACGTTCCCAGCTACTTCTATATATGATAGGATGAGGGCCTATATACTTTTGTGGATTAATAGGATTATAATACCCTTGTTTAAATCCAGACTTTGAAGTAGGTTTTACCTTTTTAATGCTCATTTAAAATTTATATAGTATATATGCCGTCACTATCAGCACTACCATTAATTGAAACAGTACCTGCATATTTTCTAGGATGTAGTTTATTCCACCCTTTTGCAAATCCTCTTTTACATATTTCAGTAAAATAAGCAAACGCATTAGTTGATTTTTCTGGATTAAAATTTCTCCAATATTTAAATAGATCCATATAAGCAGATGCTATACAGTCTTGTCTATCGTCTGGGTTTGCATATGATAGTTTTCTAGAACACTTATCAGCTAATAACATTAAAAACTCTAATGCCTTTGGTGTAAGCTCATCCTGTTCTTTGGATAATATTATTTCTTCTAAAAGATCTCTGTTGTTGAGATAATTTCTTTTTCTTGCCATTTGTAAATGTTTATTTATTATTATATACAAAAAAAGCCGATAGTTTATTATTACTACCGGCTCTTTATATTATAAAGGGTTATTAAATCTTAACATTCAATTGGCTCTTTGGGCAAATTGTAGATTTTCCAGTTTTAGGGTTAATACATTCTAATTGGTCATCATCACCTAAAGAAGTATAGTCTTCAGCACTTACCATAACTTCCATACCTTTTTTAAGACCGTTACCATTTTTAGCAATCTCAGCTTCAACAAATCCATCGTCTAAATAATCGTTACGACTTTTTTTTTCTGTTACTGCTTCTTCTTTCTTTTCATCTTCTTCTTCAAAATCTTCTCCGTCGTGTGTTTTAGACTTATCGCCTTTGTTACCACCTAATACAACTTTGTCATATGTTTCTTGTAAAGATTTTTCAAACTTAGAAATTTCTTCTTCTAACAGATTCATAGCTTCAGTAAGTTCCTCAGTTTCGCCAAGTTTATTAATAGCTTCTTTTACCTTTGCTTTCTTTTCTTCTAAAAATGAAATTTTATCTGAAATATCAGATCTTTCCTTTTCAACTTTAGCAACTTCATTATTTTCAGCAATCAGTTGTTCTGATAAAATTGGAGAAGCGTCATAGTTAATAAATTCCTTAACTAATTTAACTGTCTCAGTTGCAGAAGATACAAATACCATTTCATTTACGTGCATTCCAGAATTAACTTTATTTACATAAAATCCTTCTTGGACATTAATCATAGTTAAAAATAAATTTGAAAATTCATTTGAAGTAATATTTGTAAAGTTATCCATTTCAGCAAGAAGATCAACAGATTCAAAGAATTTACATACTTTATCAATCTTCCATTGATTTCTATAACCGAAAAAGTTAAGAGCCATTAAAGATTCTTTTAATTCAATTATACTAGCATTTGATAAATCAGTATTTCCTAATTTAATAGTACCTTCAGTTAAATTATATTCTAATGTTCTGTCATTACCTTCACCGAAAGTAACTAAAGTATTATTCATATTCTTAAACATTCCTAATCCTTCTAATACATCAAAGAATCTAGCATCTTTAACTTCAGTTTCAGTAATTGCCTTTCCATCAAAGTTATAATTCTTTCCATGTAAGTGGAATGTTAATCCATTTTCTGATTCTAAAACTGGTGAAAGAATTGTAGAAATATGTCCACCTCCATTTGAAGAAGCTTTATTATCTTCTGCTTTCATTTCATTAAGAATAGCTTTACAATCCATTGACCATGGATTCTTTGCAGCAATAGAAGAAAACTTAGCTTTTATAGAATCTGATGATTCAGTTAATAAACCTTCTAAATCATTTACTAATCCTTCAAACATTTTTCCTTTTTGTGTTTGTGTACGTGATACTGCTTCGGCTATTCTAAAAGACCATTTTGTATCTGTATAAGCTCCTGTAATATAAGATCTTAATTCTCTTATTGGATTAATCCAATCTGAAGATGCTAAATCTCTGTGAAGTTGTTTAGCAATTGTAAACTTAAGCATAGGGTTTACATTGTTTTCTATCTCTTCACTGATTACTTCAGTTTCTTCGTTTTTAAATCTCATAGGGAATGCCTTGAGAGATTCTTCTAAAATGTTGAGGGCATTGTTAGCAGTATAAGAAACTCTGGAGTTATCCGAATTCATTACCTTTAAAGCTTCGATGCTCTTCATAACATTTTCGTGCAGTTCAGCAATTGTAAATTTCATTTCGTTATGATTTTTTTGTTTATTATTATTTTCTGTAATTTCTATTTGATTTCCTTTAAAGGCGTTAATAGCACTCATTGCTAATTGTTGAGGCGTTCCCATTCCTACCAGAATTGTAAGAACTTGTGAGTCTGTCATCGGCCCACCTTCTACTACTTTACCATTTTTTCCATCCAATTTAGTTTTACCGCTTTGGGAAAACAGAACACCAACTATATCAATTAGTTGCTGTGGTGGAGTATTAAGGTAAGGTGCGTCAGTATTAACACCATATTGACGATCTATTCCGCCGCCCATATAAACTTGTGTCTGACCTTCTTTAATAACTTTTTCCATATTATAGAATTTGATTTGTTTTATATATTCTAGGATCTTAGAGTTAATTATCCTTCATCATTATTAGCATTACGATAAACCTTACTGGGTTTACTTTCTAGTGGTTTAGGTGATGAATCAATCTCTCTTTCTTCAAATGGCCCACCTACTTCTTCATCAGTAGTATTATTAAATCCACTATTACTATACATTGCCGTTACCGGAGCAACTCTTATATCATTATCACTAAATTTAAAGGTTTGGAATATGCCACCGAAATAGATTCCCATATTTCCACTATCATCACACCTAAGTTGACCAACACCTGATGCATTAGGATTGGCTTTTAATGCTTCTTTAGTAATAAAATCAATCTCTGGTAATAAAATACCACTTTCAAATACTGGCATAAATGATTTTAATTCCATTTCAAAAGTAACCTGAAATTCTTTTTTGTCATTAAGCCCCCATTCAAATAACCTATCTTGTGAATAATCCTCTGGCACTGACATTGAAGCATTAACTCTGAACATACCTAAATCTACATTAAATAAAGTGCCTTTATATAATTTACTCATAATGGCTTCAGTAACCTTTAACATCTCTAAATTATCAGAACAAATAATAGTTACGCTGAATCCTATAGTTATTGGTAAAAAGTTAGTCATTAAAGAAAATGTCTTTAACACACCATCCCACTCTCTTACAAATTCTGCTCGCGTAAACTTATTAGTTTGTTCATCGGCGCTAATAGACATTGAATTCATTTGAACTATTCCTCGAGGAACTACTTCATAATCACCTATTGCTTTACCTGTCTTTTCAGCATCAAACATAAAGTTATCTAAAAGAAATCTCTCATTACCAGAAATAGAATAAAAGAAAGGTACTTCAATTTTCTTTAAAGTATCCTCATCTATTTGATTATAAAAGTATACCTTTTTACTTAATTCAGCTAACATACCAACAGTTAGGTATCTGAGTATAGTATTATCTTTATTAAATTCCTGGTTATATGCTGACATCTATTAGACTTTGTTTATATTCTATTTATCCAATAGATTCAATGTTAAATTCGCTAAAGCCACCATCTTTAGTTATTTCAATCTTTTTATCAAAATATTCGCTTGGTAAAACTGTGTGATTAATAACAAAGGTATTAAGGCCTATATCTTGTATTGTATTATGAAGTATGTTAATTATATGGTGTACACCATCAGAGTCAATAGAAGAGAAGATTTCATCTAAAAACAAAATGTTTAGTGATGGGAATCTAACCTTAATCATTTTTATTAATGCCATGATGATTACAAAATCAACCTTTTTCTTTTCACCTGTGCTTAATGTCTTAGGGCTAATCTCTGTTCCTAAATGATGGAGAGAACAATAAAACTTTTCATTAAATCTAATACCAAACGGTATTCCCATCTCTCTCCCCATTAATTGGATGTGGTTATTAAAAGAAGGAAGTATAGATCTTACTGCTAAGTTCTTAATTCCATTTTCACCCATAATGTTTTCTAAGATAGTTAAGTAATAATCCTGACCTTCACTCTTTAGTTTACCGGTAGATTTATCATCCTTCCTAGTTTTAAAATCTTTTACTAATTGCTTAAGATGAGATCCAGATTCCGATTCATCTTTATCAGCCATTTCAATTAACTTATCTTTAATGGCTTCCATTTGAGTTTCTAATTGACCAACCTTAACATGTATCTTCCTACCTTTTTGCCTAAGATCAGTTAATTCAGCCTCTGCTTTTTCTGCATCGTCTTTTATTTGATTCCATTCAGTAAATAATAAATCTAAAGAATCTTGTTTTTCTTTTTTAATATCTAAATGAAAATCAGAATTAAGAGGAGCTGTACATGTAGGGCATTCGTTGTTTTCGTATAGCTTAAGTTCTTTCTTAACAGTATTAATCTTAGAATTTAATGTTGATTTTTTATTGTTTTGCTTTCTTGAATTTTCATCTAATTTTTCTAAGTTAATTTTCGTTGCAGATGTAAGCTCTTTTAGTTTTTTTCTATTTTCATTTAACTGCAATAACTTCTCCTTAAGAATTTTAATTTTTTCAGCATCTTTATTTTTACTAACCTTTTCAAAATGCTTTATCTTATCAATTACAGATTCTATTGATTCATTAAGAGTTCTTATTTCATCATCATATGTTCTTATCTCCTCAATAATAGTTCTCCTCTTTTCTTTAACAGCTTCAGCCATTTCATTAATGATAGAAAATCCAAATATCTTATCTATGATTCTTTTCTTGTCATAAGGTGACATTGTAATAAAAGACTTAAAATCATTTACAGATAAAATAATTACATTCTTAAATACATGATAAGGTATTTCATAAATTTCTGTTTCTAAAAAATCTTGTAAATTTACTTTACCTGCAACATCATATTCAGATCCATTTATTTTTACATTAAAAATACCGGGATTAATTCCTCTTTCTATTTCAACCGTATTGTTTTTAGATTCTAAATGTATCTTACCCCAAAGAGCGCTGTTTACTCTATTAGGCAAATCCTTTAATGTTGATCCTTCTACTTTACCGTAACATAGATAAGTTATAACTTTTGCTAATGTACTTTTACCTGCACCATTTCCACCTAGAACTAAATAAAGATCACTCTTGTCTTTATCAAATTCTATTACTTGTGTACGATTACCGTAGCTCGCAAAGTTTTTAAATTCTACTTTTTTAATCTTCATAGTTAGGTGATAATGTTCTTTTATATAAATCCTGTACCGATACCTTTAACCTTTCCTTTAAATCTTCTTCATATTCTAGAGAATTAATGTATTCTGCTGCAATATTCATTAGGTTAAGTTCTCCGTTAAAATCAGACATTTCCCCATCTTCTCTATCATAAGGATTTTCTTCATCATAAATCCTAGGTTCTAATTTTCTAGCAACACCATCTAAATAATCCATAAACATATTAATGTTATATTTACCTAGTACATTTGATGGTATAAAAACATCCACAAAATTATCCTTTATTTCTTTCTTTATATCATCCATACGCATCTCCAAGATATCATTAATATAATACCTTATAAATTCTGGGCTCCTCTTATTCATAAAGAATTCATGCTTACCTGTATCTAAATCCAATACATAGATACCTTTTTGATTGCCTCTATCAGATCTTGTCATTTGGTAAGGATTACCTACAAGAACAAAATTTTGTTTATCTTGTCTATAATGAATATGGCCAGAATAAACTCTTTTAAATCTTTTAAATATTCCTACATCATTACCACCTTCATGTAAATGTTTTGTACTAGGAGAAGTTTGTACACCTCTTGTTTCAGTATGACAAAACATATAATCGATATTTTCCTTAATAGAATCTAAAGTTTCTTTTTCATGCTTATGGTCTCTTCGCCACGGCATAAGCAAACATTTAGCATTACCGTACTTTAAAATTCTAGGTTCTTTATGAACAGTAACATTAGGTAAATATTTTAAACAATCCACAGATGCTATATCATTTGAATTCTTTCTCATAATATCATGATTACCAACTATGATATGAATATCAGGAAATATTTTACCTAATTCTTCAAACACTCTGATTGCCAAATCTTGTGCAGCTAAATTAACACTCTGACGATTATCAAACACATCGCCTAAATGATAAAGAACATCACCTTCTTTATATTCTTTTTTAACTAAAGGTATAAAAAACTCAAAAAAGTAATCTTCAATAATATTAAGCCATAATACAGAATTTGATCTACACCCTAAATGTGAATCACTTACCATCCAAACTCTTGCCATGTTAAAATAATTTTCTGATTTTTCTTTTCTCTAGGATATTATACTTATCATCCAATTCTCTAATAAGTTCATCTTTAAATTTATTTGAAAGTGAATTATAGAATTTATTAGGAAATACATCAAAGTAATCTGATATGACACTAAAGATATCTACTCTTGTATAACCATCACCTATTTTTTCAATAATATGAGAATATACACGATTAATTTGTACCTTATTTAATTTTTTAATGACACCTTCTGGGGTAGCTTCATTTAAATGTTCATATTCACTACCTTTAATAATCTTATCTATTTTACTAATAAGTAATTCATAATGCATCTTATCATCAGGATCCATACTATCACCATAAGTTGCAGCAACTGTAAAATTTACTTTATTTTCAGTTATATCCTGTTCACCATAAGTGTTATTAAAAATTTTATCTTTGTCTGCTAATTTAGGTGGAATAGGTTTTCCATTTTCATCTAATTTAGGTTTTTTCTTTTTTCCCCACATATTTTTATTTTAATTTATATCATCAGTTTCAGTTAATCTCATGTGATCATAATCAATATTAAATCTACATCGAGTACCTTTACCTTGACCGTCTCTAATTTTTAGTACCTTTAACCAATACTCACGATTTGCATGCATCATAGAATCTTGGATAAGAGCATACATAACATCTGCTGTATGCGCAAGACCTGCAGATTCTGCAATGTTTTCCATTCTTACTTCAGTGGCATCCCATGCACCTCTATTAATTTGAGTTGCAGAAATAACCAACATGTCTCTCTTAACTGCTAAGGCACGAAGATCCTCAGCAATTTGTTTAATTTTCATATAAGTATTTTCTGTATTAGGATTTCTATAATTTGCAAGAATGTTAATATAATCAACAACTAATACATTTACTTTATGATCTTGTGCTTCTTCTAAATCTTTTAAATAAGCTTCTATATCTAAAACCGTACCTTGCGAAGTTGGCATTTCTTTTACAAAAAGTTTACCTGGTGGTAATAAACCTCGAGATATTTTTTCGAGGCGCCTTTTCATATAATCTCTATTACCAGTCTTTTCGTCATATTGCGGCATTGGTATACTTAATAGATTTGATCCTATTCTCTTTAATACTTTTTGCGCCGACATCTCTGCAGATATAAAAACTACATTATGACCCATCCTAACAAAATTAGCAGCATCATTAGCTAACCATATAGATTTACCAATGTTCTGTTCACCTGCATAAACTATTAAAGATTTTGTATCATACCCACCACCTGATACATTATCTACAAAAGTCCATCCTGTTTCTATTTTCTTTGATGTTCTCTGTACGTGATCTTCTGGTTTAAAAAAGTCTAATCCAATATCGGTGTCAAAGTTTAATGATCCTTCAGTAGAGATCATACCTATTGCTCGAGTTACAACATCTTCAACATTCTCTGGTGAAACATCTTGAGTTTTTACATATTCAATAGTTCTTACTAACTGTTTATCAAAATGTTTCCATTTAACCCAGGACTCACCTGTTCTTTTTAGCCAATCTTGGTCATATTCATTAATATTAATATCATAAATACTTGATACAATACTGTCAGGTATTTCATTTGGATCATCTTTAATCAGCGCCTTCATTTGTTCTCTTGAAGGACTTTCACCAAAATCAGTATAAAACTTTTTAGATAATTTTGCTATATGATCTAAATCATTATTAGAAAAGAAACCTGGACCAGTACTTTTTAGATAATGTGGTTTTTTAAGAAAGTAATTAAAAAATATTTTTTCGTGATCTGTACTAGAATTCATTCTTTTTTATTTTTATATAGCAAAAACTATATTTAGTTTATTCATAAGGATTTACAATTACCTCGTATGTAGTATAAGCAGAATTAGATAATGATACTTTAATTATCTTATCATTTCTAAGTTGCATAATTATGGAATTAGCCTTTTCATCATCTAGGCTATACTTTTTCTTTAAGGATACATTGGTAAATTTAATTTCCTTTGCAACCTTTCCACAATAATCTCGTATTAGTTCATATATAATATCCTCGGAATCTGGATAGTTAGGTAATGATGTATGATTTCCTAATACGTGCTTTACTTTAAGTTTTGCAGTATTAAGATTTTTCGGTAACATCGGCTTCTAGCATTTCGGTTAAATTTTCAACATCAAGTTCTTCACCATACTTAAACTTAGCAGCAACGATTGGCTCCAACGCCTTCAGTACACTCTCGGTCATTACTTCTGGTGTAAATAATTGATTAAGATCAACAGTATCATTAAGATGCTTTACACAGATTTTTCTTGCAGTAGCGGCTGGTTGAAAATACCAAGTTACATCTTTACCATCTTTATTAAAAGAATGTTCTCTACAATCTGCTTTGCCAATATCAGTTAATTTCTTAAATGCATTTTCATTTATAAACCTTCCTCTTTCAACGCCACATGTGTCCCAGCTAATATATTCTTCTAATCCAATATAAGGATTCATACCTTTATTAAAAGATATATGGAATTTAATGTTTGTTGGTTTTGCAAATCTATTCTTATTTGGTTTAGCAGTAACAATAATACCGGTTTGTTCTATACCTTCTTTTAGTTTAGCTTTACCTAAAAATAAAATAATAGAAGCAGCATACTCAGGACCAGTTCCACCACCACCTACTTGCCTAGAAAATAAATCTTGTGTTTGGTAAGTATGATTAGTAAATAAGAAAGGTATTTTACATATACCGAATTGCGTCATAATGATTCGGAATGTAGATTTTAGAAGTTTAGCTCTTGTCATATCAGCTTTACTACTTCCGGTTTTAGCATCATCAATTTCTTTTTGAGTTGCCAAGTTACCTGCAGAATCTAACACTACCATAATTTTAGGTAGAGCAATACCTTTTGCTTTCTGTTCAATCAGTACATCAGTAATTGCAGTTACTGAAGTTCTAAATTCTTGAACAGTATTACATGGTTCATATCTAAATTTAGTTGGATCAATACCGAACTTTTCTACTAAGGTTTTATCTACAGCATTTTCAGAATCATAAAATACAATACTATAACCTTGTGCCTGTGCTTGTTTGATTGCATTTAAGATAAGATAAGTTTTACCAGTACCAGAAGGCCCGGCTAATGCAACAGCTCTGTTATTAGGATAACCTCCAAATAAAGAACCTGTTAAACATGCGTTAAGATGCCAATTTCCTGTTGGGATATAATGATCTATTTCTGAAATTGTAGATTTATCTAATGTCTCACCATAAGTGGAGTGTTTTGACATTTCTTTGTTTAAATCTGCGAATGAAAATTCTTTTGCCATATTTGTTTTATTTTATTATTATATTGTTTTTTTACCTTTTGTTTACTTAGAAGAGGCTTGTAGTATAAATAAGATTTCGATTAAATCCTTTAAAGCCCATTGCGGTTACAACACGATTTATTGGATCTAATATTGTTTTTTCAAACTGCCTATCATAATCAATTTTAGGAGCAAATTCATAAGGATAATCACCAGGTGCATATGCAAATACATCACAAGATTTATCTTCAGAAAAATACATTTTACATTTTTCACCATTTCCTAATGGTTGATATTTACCTTTTTTGCCTGAATTATTTAGTAAGTAATTATGATACCCTGCTGACCTAACACCGATTGGGCATTTAGATGCAATCTCAAATGATTCATAATCATTAACAATATACTTTTGATAGTTATTTACTTTTCTTGAAAAACTGATTTGATCTACGTTAGCCAATCTAAACTGTCTCTTAACATCTTTAAGTAATGCAGCAAAAGCTTTCATATCTAATTTACTAACAGAAAAAATATAAGTTAATAGTTCCTTTAGTTTTTCTCTAGCAAAAATAGGAGTAGATGATTGTATGATTTCAAATCCTTTTGAGCTAATTTTAGAAAGATCATCGTAGTGAATATCAGGATCCTTCCAAACTATATTTTGCATATATTTTTTCTTGGCTAACCAAATTGCATTTTTAGCAATACTCTCTAATTCAAAAGATAAAAAGTTTTCCGCGTTATTTACATCCGCATATTTTTGTAAAATCTTTTCAAGGTACTCATTTACTCTAACTTTATATAGCTTTAAAATAAATTCCTTTTCATCACCTTTCCAGCCTTCTGATTTTTCTATTACCTCATCAAATTTAACATAAACAGAATCTGTATCAATATAAATACCTACAGGTTTTTCAATTTTACCTGTTACGGTTATTCCCATTTCTTTATGAGCTGCAATATCTTTATGCCAATAATCTTTAAAATACCTATTAAGCAATTCTTCGGTATATAAAATAGCATCTTTACCTTGGAGGGTAATTGTTTCTGCTATATCTACATTAAAGAAATAAAAATAAGGATTACCAAATGCACCGTATATAGAGTTAAGCATTAACTTAACTGCCTGTTCATAATTATAAAACTTTGATGCCTCCTCGTTAATTTTTTGTAATTCTGTAGTCTCTGTCATTATATTTCTTTATATTAATTATATAGTAAATCTGTAAAAGGTTTATGAAAAAGGCGCCTCTATATGAAGCGCCTTTTATGTATTATAAAAATGTAATTAAGATTTAAAACGAAGGTTTTCAAAAAATAAACCTGTATTCTTTATAAAAGCGTTACTCCACTCTAACCTCTCTTCGGGGTAATTCATAGTAGTTACATTGCGGAGCTCTTTGGTATATTCTTCATTGTACATTAAACCGTATTCCTCCAATTTATTAATCCAATAAGGTTTGTACTGTTCGTTCACGTGATGGAATCCACCCCAGCCTGGAGGAGCATGAGTTATAACCACATATTTAGCTAATGTAAAATCTTTTATATAATGAGGTATATACTTTTCATCTACATGCTCTACGAATTCAGTTGACCAACACATGTCAAAAGTTTCTTCTAAACCTGAGGATCCTGTAGTATAATCATGTACTATGTAATCTGCTGAGCATTGTCTTTTTAATGTCCAATCACCATCAATACCTTTTACACTTAAGCCTTTTTGTTTTGCCAAATCAACCATACCGCCTGGGCCACATCCTACGTCTAAAAAACTTTTTATATTTAAACTTTTTATGAACCAATTTAAAGATCCATGATCCATGTGAGTGCGGTATTGATGACCACCTAAATGTTTTTCTAACTCTGCCATGCCAAGAATTTATTTAATCCTCGTCGGTAATTGCAACAGCCACAGTAAGATGTGTATTAGTATCTAACGATTTAAATACTACTTTATTTTCACATACACTTACTTTGTAATTTTCCTTATCTAAAAGATTAATATACTTTTTGTAAATTACAACCTTTGCACCTTTCTCTACATCTGAATCATAAGAGTGGCATAAAGTAGCATCATAAGAAGTACCTTTAATATTAATGCCTTTTTCTCCAATATAAAGAGTAAAGATATCTTCATCCTTATCTAAGTTAAATAATGATTTCATTTTATCTACATGAGTAGTAAGTAAATCAAAACTAAACATTTTGGAATCTACATCAAACGCTCGGTCAGTTTCTTCTTTGCTCATTTCCATAAAAGATAATGAAGGATCTGTACAGGCTAAATTAATCTGAAGATCTTCATTTTCTAAAATAAAATCACTTGCCATTAATTCTCCATCATATTCAGTATATTTAATGCGACCTTTTACATCACCATTAAAATGGCTTAATGCATCAATAACTTTAGTTCCATTATAAAAGCTTACTTTTACAGGATTTTCAATATCTGCTTCAAATATATCAGCAGTAGGTGTGTTAACCAATTTTACGGCATCTCTCTCAGGAAAATAGACAGAAGATACAGTTCCTTCTTTAGCGATTTTCATAAAGATAAATTTGTCAATTGGAAGTAGTTTGCGAACGAATGAACTTAGTTCATAACCGTCAATTTTGTTAATTTTTGTTTCCATTTAAAATATTATTTGTTTATTATTATATTGATTATTGTTACTTAGTTTAATGTATATGCGTTAATAATTACATTGTTAATGATATCTCCCTGTTCTATCTTTTCTATATGTTCCCAGCCATCAAATACTTGACCAAACGTAGTATGACCAGCATCTAAATGTCTTGTGGCATTTATAGAAAAGCATACAAAAAACGCCCCCATATCACTATTAGGCTGTCCAGTGTTTGCTCCACTTAGTGTTCCAAAAAAATGTTTGTTATTTTCTTTATACCTTCTTGGTGGAATTAACTCATCATGCATATATGAATGAGTACCTTCAGCAGGTTCATTAGGACCACTTTGTGCCATAAAGCCAGGAATTACTCTACTAAAGACAATATCTTTAAATAAGCCGTTGTTGGCATTATCTATAAATCTATTAGTATGAAATGATGCCTCTTCTAATAATCTAAAAATTATATCACCTTTATCCATTTTAAAGGTTGCTGTTATTATTCTTTCCATTTTAAAATACTGATTTTGTTTTTAATTCTTTTTTTAATATAAATCCATTTTTCTGTATACTTTTAAAAGAAGGTGGTTGCCAATTCTTGTCATAAAGTATATTTTTAAGCTCGTATTTGGCTTCATATTTAAAACCGTATCTCCATTCTAGGCCTGGTAAAAAATCATTTAACCATAGCGGTTTTTTTACTCCTATTGCATAATGAATAATAGAAGGTACAACTACCTTAAGATACTTATCAGGAGGTGTACCTGCCTTCATCATCTTATCTCTATTTTGCATTAATCTTAAATCTTTACTTTCAGTAAACTTTACCTTTCTACCTTCCGCTAAATACCTATGAATGTTAAAATGATGGAATCTCTGTTCTACTGTCCAGCTTGTATATCCACTAAAATTAAAATATTGGTGGTGAATAAAAGGATGCTTCATAAATCGTTCAAAGTAATATTCTAATTTAGGATCATCAGCATAAATAATATTACCTGCATTTATTGAAAGGTTATTCATTTGGTCTAATGTAAAGTCACTTTCAAAAATTTCATTAAAAGCATTCATTACATCATGCTTATCTTTATTTCTAATATAAAATAAGTTTTCTTTTTTAATACCGAACTCTTCATATTCATCCCACATATAACTTAGGTCATTTAAAATAAATACATCGTCATCTGACACTAAGGTTCTCTTTACTTTAAATTTTTCCTTTAAGTATATAGGCATTAAGATTTTAAATAAGCATCCATGACTTAATAAAAATTCTTTAGACTTACCTTCATAATTATGCTTTTCTATATAATAATCATAAAGGTCTTTTAGTATTATTATCTTTGCATTTTTAAAAATATCTAAGTTATGTTCATTAAAAATACCTTTAAGTTTTTCTAAATCTATTTTAGTATTATCTACAAATAAATAAATATCAAAATTTTCTTTGATTCCTTTAGGATAATAACTACATAAAATATTTGTAAACTCTAGACTAGATATTCCTATGGCTAGCGCGTTATCTTTCATAATTAAATTATACTTTTTACTTTATATTTCTTTTTAGGTTCTGATCCAATTTCTACAGATTCAATAATTTTATGATTTGTATTGTCTTGCTTTAAAAATGTATAGTTAGTCATTTTAGCTTCACCGTTGCAAAATTTCTTAACTTCATCAGCCATATCCATTGCAGTAGTCACTGGTACATTCTGTGCAATATGATTTACTTGCTTTGGATTTTCAATACCGAAGTCTAGAGGTAAGCCCATTAAATGCAACATCTCTCTTACATTAAGATATCTATTTTCTATAGGATGAACACCATTAAACATATTTCTACCAATAAGAGCAGAAAATGAATCATGAAAGAAGTGTGGTGATGCATCCCAATAACCTAACCCTTGACTAGTTTTATATTCTTGGTGCTCTAACATATCAATAAAAGTCTTTGTAGATTTTTTATTTGAAAATCCTCTTTTAGGATAATGTTCTTCTAACCATTTAATACAATCAGGTATTAATTCATTTTTTTCTAAGTACTGTGCAATAGTACCTTTCTTAAATTTAGCAGCAAATTCAGAGTGTGTTAAACCTTCTTTTTCTAAAACATATTCATAAGGTTTAAAATGGTCTGTAACCTTTCCTTCAACCATAAACATATCTTGGTGCGTAGCATCTTCTGGTATTTCATTCAAATAATCAATAAGATTTTTCTTTTCTCTAAACTTCCAACTTAACATAGGAACTGTTGGGGTATTCCAAAAGAAATAAAAGGTTCTCATTCTTCTTTGTGGTATTCCATGCAATTCAGTATTAGTTTTAATTAACGAAAAACTATATCCGTATTTTTCACCAATAGCTTTTAATCTATCAACTACGCCTTCTCCCATCTTAGTAAAAAGACCAGGTGCATTTTCACCCCAAAGAACTTTAGGCTTTACATTTTCTAAAATATACTCTGATGAATTATACATCCATTGATTCTGTGTTGCGCCAGATCCTCGAGATGCAGCACTACCTTTCGCAGAATTTAATTGTGATAAACCTGCACAAGGACATACTGAATTTACATAGTCGACTTCATTAAAAGTTTGTTTAGGTATATCTAAATCTTCATGATCCAATCTGTACATAGGTACTTCTGGCCAATATTTTTCGATATGACTTTCATTAGCAGCAAATGCATCATAGCTTAAATGAAAGGCCGGTTCATTACCTGCAGATTTTTTACATCCTATAGCACTACCGCCAATCAGTGGAATTATAGTACCCCATTTTAATTCTTTTTCCATATTAAATTTTTACTTTTTCAATTTCTAAATTTTCCATAAATGTTAATGGATCAATTGTACCTTGTCTAATCTCTTCTTCGAGGTAAACTATCGTTTCTTTAATAGTATCTCTAATATCCTTTTTAGGTTCCCATCCTACCGACTTAGCTTTAGAGATATCTCCTCTAATATTTAAAGCCTCACCTGCAATTGGATCGTAATGATCAAACACAGGTTCATCAACTCCCATAATATCACCAATCATATTTTTAAGATCCATTAGGTTTGTCATTTTACCAGTACCTAAATTAAATGTTTGGTTTGCCGTGTCTTCATTTTCCATACAAAGAATATGAAATGCGTTAACATCAGATACATCAATATAATCTCTTGCTTTCATATAATCACCAAACACTATAGGATTATGATTACCTTTAATTCTTAAAATAAATCCGGCAAATACAGGAGGAATAGTTCTATTATAATCTTGTAGTGGTCCTGCAACATTAAAGTATCTTAATGCAGTATAATTTAAACCTTTAGTTCTCTGATATGATTCTGCTAATAAGGCAAGACATGCTTTAGTTGTAGAATAAATTGTAGTAGGATCAGATTGCTTTTCGTTAAATCCTTCTTTAGGCATTTCACAATTTTCGTATACTGCAGAAGTTTCACTAAAGATAATTCTTTTTACATCTGCCTTTACACAGCCGTTCATTACATTAATACTTCCTAAGATATTATTATCTACAGCTTCATAAGGGTCTTCGTGACAATCATAAATAGAAACTAACCCTGCAAAGTGGTAAACATAATCAGGAGAAAATTCCTGAATTATATTTTCTACATATTGATTTCTAATATCTACTTTATGAAAATTTTCAATTTGGTCATGGACTTTAGGTATATAAGTACCGTGTTCCATGTTATCAATCACAGCAATACATTTAGGGTTATGGCCTCTATTTAATAAATCATTGATAAAATTTGTACCAACGAACCCAGCACCACCGGTGACTAGGATTTTTGTTTCAGAATTATACATTTACGGTTTCAGTTTTAGTTACTCTTTCATAAGATTCCCAGATCTTGTTATCTACATGTTCTCCAGTATAATAAGAATCCTTAAGATACTTTTCTTGTAGGTTATAAAATAATTTCTTGTAATGCTCTGGGTTTGCATTTAAGAATTCTATTTTCTTTTTTAAATCTTCTGCTGATTTACATCTAATAAAATGTCCTTCAGGGAATACATTAAAGTCAGTGTCGTAAGATGGGTGTAAGAATGGTATAATACCATAGTGTAGCATTTCTGCATACTTAGAGGTTACCATACCTTCTTTAATAGGTACACAGAATGTATATTTAGTACCGAGTAATTCATCGGTCATTGTTTCAATTCTAGTTTCACCTTTAAACCATTTAGGATACTTTTCCTTAATCTCGTCATCCCATTTTCCATAGATATCAGTCTCTATTTCTTGATCAACAATATATTCTTTTACCGGATCCCAACGATCCATTCCACCTGATCCTTTACCTTGATTCTGTAGCATCATAAATGAATCAGTCTTCTTCATTTTAAATAATTCATCAGTATCATATCTTTTCTTATCTAATAAAAATACTGTTTCAATACCTGAATATTCATAGGTAGATGTAATAGTTTTAACATCTCTTAATGGTGGGTTGCAGAAATACTGCTCTTCTTTAGTAAATGTATTTTGTGCTAAGTAATAAGTTGGCCTATTGTTAATTCCCCAATCTTTACATGCAAGAATATAACGGTTATCAACAAGTAAACCAACAATAGGAACTTTCTTTTCCAACTCATTCATTGATTTAATAATAGGAGCTGCATAATACTTAAAGAAGTCTAATGATTTAACTTGACCGGTACCATCCTTCTTATTAATATACTCTGGGATATTAACAGTACTTGTTGGACCAGTATAAAAGAAAATAAAATCTAAATCTAACCCTTGGATAATTTCAACGGTTTCATCGGTAGACTTTCTCTCTTTCATAGTAGAATGAAATTCCTTAATATTATTAGGTACTATTGGATCATCAGTAGTAGGAGGACCAAACAATGAAGCTACTTTAGGTTTTTGTTTTGCTCTAAACTTACCTAAATCATTAGGGCTTAATAACCAATATTCAATATTAGGATTTCGGTTTGCAATTGAACAAATTAATTGCTTAGGTTCGCAATCGCCTCCAATTGCGCTCCAACTGTTTTCATTAAACTTTATGGCTTTACCTAATTTAAAAAAACCAATCTTTTTTACATTTTCTTTCATATTAACAATTTTGAATAATATCTTCTATTACTTGTTTATCTTGTTCGTATGTTAAATCATACCAACATATATCTAATTCTTCAAATTTTAAAACATTCATCGAGTTTATAAGATGAGTAATTTCATATTCATTCCTATTAGATAATTTAATACTGCTTAAGTTATCAAACGCTTCTTTTGCAAATATCATATATCCACAGAAGTATCTACCGTTTACTACACCATGAGGTTTTTCAATAACTACATCTTCTATGATAGTAGCTAGTTGTAAATTCCTTGCTCTAGTATCATAATCCTTATAAGTAACAACAGTATTGTTTGGATCATGGTATTCTAAGCCAATATTACCTTGGTAATAATTGTCACCAAAGAGACATAAGAAAGGTTCATAAAATTTACCTTCCCATGCCTTAATTGCAGCACCTGGCCCATATTCATCATCCTCCTGGAATTCATAACAAATGTTTATCTTTTCTTTATACTTTGATAAACTTTCAATAATAGGATGAGATAACTTTGTATTCCTATTCTTAAAAAAGAAGTCAGATTTACTTATTGTAACATACGCATCCTCTATTCCATTTTCAATACAGAATTCAATACAGTACTGGATTGTTGATTTTCCTAAAATTGGATCTATAAGTTTATTTGATCCATACCTAGTAGACCTCCCGGCTGCTAAGATAATTGCTTTTCTTACTCTGCTCATTTGCTATATTTAATTTCTAATTCGTCAAATAATTCATGGCCTTTTTTAAGGAACATTCCAGCTAATTCATATCTTTCGTTTAATTCAAAGAAAGGTACTGCTCCTAATAAGTGAACCGCTAAAAAGAATTTTAATTGATATTCATCATACCATTCATACATTATATTTTCTGCTTCTCTACAGAACTTAAGGTATTTAGAATTCCTTTCATTGTATATATGGGCCTCATATTTCATTACAAAAGATTGCATCAGTTTTCCATAATCATAATAATTCTGTTCTTCAGTACCTCGTGGATCAATAAAAATAAAGTCCTTATCATATAAAATATTGCTTACTGTTAAATCACCATGAACAAAACCCCAACCGGATGAGGCATTTAAATTACCTTCATATTTATATCCTGTCCTACCTTCTAATTTATCTAAATAAGATCTTGTATCTACATCAGTACCATAACCATCAAAATCATTTACAATATGAATGAGATCATCTAATTGGTCAATTGATTTAATTAATGGCTGCTCACAGATTTTATCATACCAAGTAGGGTACCTTTTCATTTCAAATGAGGTATCTGAAATAGGATTGATTTTTATAAAATTAGGGTGAGTACAGTTTCGCAACCAATCCATTTGTTGTTTAAACTTTATAGGATAAACCCCTGCCTCTTTAATAACTTTGTTATCTTGGAGATATACTCTGTCTCCACTGTTTCCTACTAAAACTTTACCAGTATGCATTTCATTTTGTTTTTATGTGCGAATGTTGAATCTACTTCTGAATCACCAACCATTAAAAAATCAGATGGATTATATTTAGGAAATGTTTTAAAAATTAAATCTGCCATATCTGAATGTGGCTTTTTATTTAAAACATTATCTCTTGTTACAATCAAATCAAATAATTCGTGACTTATATTATGATAAGCCATAATTCTATCTACATTTTCTCTAGACGAATTTGATGCTATAATAACCTTTTCAAATTGTGAATTTTTAATTATCCACAAAAGTAATTGGTTTATCTTAGTCTTATGAAGATTCTTTGAAAATATTTCTCTTTTATAATCTTGTGCTAATTGAGATTCAGTTTCAGTTAATTGATATTTTTTTAAAAGAACATCCATTCCATAATTAATATCTGACATTATTGTTTCAATAGGAATATCTCTATTTAGCACTCTTTCTATTGCAAGCTTCCAAGAATTTGCATGAGTATCAATAGTTGAAACTAATGTATCATCAAAATCTAATATTAAGCACCTTTCCATATAAATTAACTGATTTATTATTATATAGAGGTTTTAAAAAAAGTTTCAAGTATAATAGGACATTATACAAACAAAAAGGACTACCTAGTTAAAGATAGTCCTTTTTAATAGAAGATAGGTAAAATTACATATTGTTCTTTGTCTCCTGGACGTGTAATCTCAATTCTTGTGCTAGATTTTTAACATCTTGCATTGATTTTCTAATTCTAACAGCAGCTGCCTTATTTCCTTTCGCGTAAAATTTATCTACGTCTTCACTTACTGATTCAATAAGGGCTTTGATTTCTTCGAATTTTTCCATAATAGTTATTTTTTATTGTTTTAATATATATTCACTTAAAATTTACCTTTTCTGTTCCTGTGATATACAGTCATCTTAGGTATAAACATGTATTTATGTTCTTTGTCTTTTATTGCTTTCATCATCCGTTGAAATAAATCAACATCACCGGCAATAGTTTTCTTTTGTTTTGGTTCAGTTCCTTTTTGTGCTGATGCATCTCGGTATTTAAATTTACCGATTAACTTAGGACACCATGAAACAGAACTAGCAGCAGTTTGACCTGTTGCATAACCTTTGTTATTAACATCTAATTCTGGTGTCGCATCAGGCATCATCATATAACCGCCAGAAGAATTAGTAGCATCTATCTTTTTCTTACCTTGAGTAAACACAAATCCTAGGTTAGGAAATTGTGAATATGCTTTTGCCAAAAGCTCTAAATGATTAGGCGCCCATTTGTCATCATGATCTAATCTTGTAACATAATCAAAACCGGCAGATGCCGCCATATCTAATCCTTTGTTAACTGCTTTAATTCCTCCAGTTAATCTTTTTTCTTCCGATGATATATTAGATTCTCTTTCACCAGGTTTAGGTAAATTAAAATATTCATATTGGCCAGGCTTAAACATAGAAGATAGTAAATCTTTTAATTCTTGATCTTCTTCATACTTATCACCAACTATAAATAATTTCCAATTTTTAAATTTTTGATTTTTAATAGATCCTAATGAATCCTTAAGAACATCAACCGAAGACATATGACTTGCTCTTGTCTTATGTACACCTGCATCACTCTTAATTTTATAAGTTGGCATAACCACAGCAAATTTTATATCATTATTAATTTTACTAGAAAGATTCTTTTCATTTAAAATTTCAAAGTTTTTATCATTAATAAAAGATTCTAATAATAAGTAAGTATCATATGACTGTAACATATTGGTTTTCTAATTTTATTATATATCCGTTAAATGATATGATATGATAATATTAATTTCTTGGTGTCTCTTATTGAATTAAACATTAAAACATCAATAATTGACAAGTGAGATACGAAGGGTTTACCGAATTGGTTATATGATTTTATTTTATGATCATTAAAAAATAAATTAACACCTTTTGTTTTAAAAGTTTCTTTATCATACATGTCATTTATTACATTTACATAATTAGAAAAACCTAATGTCTTTGTTATGGATGCTAACCTTTCACACTTTTCTTTTCCTTGTGAATTAGGATCAGCCTTTGAAGTCCTATCATAATTAATCTCTAAGTTTAAATATTTACATACTGCAGCTAAAGAAGAAATAGCCATTTCATCAATATGTGTATACTTACCTAATATGACTTTTTTGATAATTGGAAAAACTTCTTTAAAGTATGGTGCCTTTTTATATGCGCTTTCAATACTCTTTATGATTTTTATTCTACTTTCATTTTCAGATATTTCTATTTGATTTATCTTTTTATTTTGTGATGGTTTATTTAAAGGAATGGTAAATAAATGATCCTTACCATTTATGAGGATTCTTTGCCTGTGAATCCATCCTCTTTTAATAAAGTTAACATCATCATAAAATAAAATTTTATCAGATGAATTGATTAAACTGAAGTAACCTACATAAGGAAAGATATAAGGTTGCATTATAGCTAACTTCTTACATCTCCTCATTATTATGAGATCATCATTAAAGCCAACAGTTTCAAACTTTAATATTCGATATAAGTTATATGCAGGGTTATCTTTATGAACTTCTAAATCAATAGGAAGCTCAGTTGAATCTACAATATCTTTAATGATTTTTTTAGAAAGACCTTTACCTCTATGATTAGGATGAGTCCATACCATAGTAATAAAATAACTATTTTTATTTTTATAATAAGCTACATAAGAAATTACATTATCGTCTTCATCCGTATGATATTCAACATGACCTTTGGATAAAACTTTTTTGGACCATTCAGTTAAATCTTCAATATGAAAATACTTATGGTTTTCAGTCTTAAGGCTATTTTCTAATATCTTTTCTAAATTCATATGTTATCTAAATTGGAAATTAACCAATCTAATTCTACCTGACTTCCGGCATCTGATATTGCATTATCTGGATCTGGGTGAGTTTCAATAAAAGATCCATCATATTCAAATATCTTTGCGGCTTGTGAATACTGTTTAGCCAATTTACGACTACCTCCGGTTATACCTTCACCGGCCATCTGTGTTGAGTGAGTGCAATCTAAAATAACTTTATCTGCAAATTCTTTCATTACATCAACTCCTCTAAAATCTACAATTAATCTATCATACCCAAAATTAGATCCTCTTTCAGTTACCCATACTTCGCAGGTTGGGTCTACTTCTTTAATCTTAGCAACTGCATGTTTCATTGCTTCAGCAGATAACCATTGGCCTTTCTTAATATTAATAACATTAAAGTTTTTTGCACATGCTATCAAAAGGTCAGTTTGGCGACATAAAAATGCAGGTATTTGAATAACATCTACTACTTCAGATAAAGGTAATGCTTGAGAAGGTTCATGGATATCTGTTATAATTCTAATATTAGGATAATAGTGCTTAATGGTTCTCATGATTTCCATCCCTTCTTCTAAACCAGGACCTCTATCGGAATGTATAGAAGTTCTATTTGCTTTATCAAAAGATCCTTTTAAGTACCAGTTCTTATCTCCCATATAAGCATCTAATGTTTTAGCTACTTCTAAAAAGTTATCCTCGTTTTCAATACTACAAGGGCCAAGTATATAAGTATAGTCTTTCATAATTTATTTTTAACCGTCACAACTGATACAGTCTTCCATTGCCTTTTGAGCAATGTCACCTCTTAATACAGATTCAGTTCTCATATAATATAAAGTTTTAATTCCTTGCTTCCATGCTTCCAAGTGGACTTGATTAATCCATTTTGGGGTGGCTTCTTTAGGAAAGGCAAGATTTAAAGATACTGCCTGGTCTACATATTGTTGTCTAACGCCTGCTTGTTTTACTAGTTCTAATTGATTTATTTCTTTAAAGGTTTTAAATACATCTTTAAATGGAACACCTTCTTGGTATTGTGGTACATCTTTACATTTCATTAGAATACCTTTTAAGAAACACCAATCATCTAAGAATTTTAAACCTTGCACAGATCCACCGTCTGCCATAATTTTATCCCATACCTTTTTATTATCATGGCCAATTTTATCAAGGTATGCTTCTAATTGACTATTCTTTCTAATAAAAGTTCCTTTGGCAGATTGATCGGTCCATATATTTGCTGGTACTGGTTCAATTCCTGCAGATATCCCACCTGCTAATTTTGAATTGGAAACTGTTGGTGCGACTGCTCTTAAGTGAGTATTTCTAAAGCCAGTATCTCTACACCATAAAGGTTCTCCGTATTCCTCAGCAAGATCTCGGCTTGCCTTTTCACTTTCTATCTTTATTTGAGAAAATATATTACGAGTTTCATATTGAGCTTCTAATCCTTCAAATGCGATACCTCTTTGCTGTAAGTAAGTATGCCATCCTAATACACCTAAACCTAATGCTCTACCTTTTTCAGCAGATCTTACAGAATTTTCAAATCCTTTTCTATATTTTGCTTTTTGTAAAAATTCTTCAAGTACACCATCTAAGAACCATGTTGAATCATAAATCAGATTAGTATTTTTCCATTCATCATACTTAGAAAGATTAAGAGAACTTAAACAACAAACAAAAGAATGATTTTCATCTGTATGTAAAACAATTTCAGAACAAATGTTAGTCATAAAAACCTTTAAGCCGTTTTTCTTATATGCTTCAGGATTTTGTTTGTTAACATTTCCTCTATACATAATATATGGTTGACCGGTTTGTCTACGCTTTCTCTGCACTGCTCCATATCTTTTTCTAGATTCAGCATCACCTTCTAAAACATTTCTCATAAACTTATCAGAAATAACAACACATTGGTTTGTATTTAAACATTGTCTATTAATATCACCTTTAGGTTCTCTAATTTCTAGCCATTCCCAAAAATCTTCATGTTCAATACTTAAGTTAGTACTCGCAGCACCTCTCCTTACAGCTCCTTGATTAGTTGCAAGAATTGTAGAATCATTAATTTTAATAAAAGGTACTACACCGTCACTGGTTCCGTTATCAGTTATCTCTGCTCCGGCTGGTCTAATTTGATTATGGCATATTCCTACCCCACCACCATGCTTAGCTAATAACATTAACTCAAGGTTCTTTTGCCCTATGTCATTTATTGAATCCGCTACATCTATACCGAAACAGCTTATAGGTAAACCTCTTTCAGTTCCAGTGTTACTTAATACAGGTGAGGCTAAATTTAACCATCCCTTCCAAATGTACTTCATAAACTTATCTGCCATTTCTGGTTTCTTAAGTCTATTTGCTACAGTTGTTGCTACTCTCCAATATGCGTCCTTTGGTGTTTCTCCTGGTAAACAATACCCTCTTGATATTGTGTTTAAGTAAACATCAGTATGACCCCATTCTGGATAATCAATACCACGTTCCCAACCTAATTCCTTTTCTATTTGATCTGCTGTCATTTTTATTTAATTTTTCTTAGCCCATGTTGACCATTCAATATCTCTTTTTATTATTTTTGCAGGCACACCTGCAATAATCACGTTACTTTCTTTAAATGATTTGTTTACTAATGATGAAGATCCTATAACACAATTATCTTCAATATTAACGCCTTTCATAATTTTACAATATGCACATACCCAAACTTTATTTCCTATGATAACATCAGAAGGGTGATTAATTCTATTAGTAGTACCCTTTTCATATATAAAATGACTATCACTTGTTCTTATTTCAATATCAGAAGCAAATAAACATCCATCACCTATAATTACTTTTTTATTTTCTAATGCTGCTATATGTACACTTTCAATTCTTGAACCACTACCAATTGTTATAGAAGTATTATTCTCCAACCAAAGTAAGGCATTTTGTTGAATGATAGTATTAGTTTTAATATGTACAGTAGACCCTGATCCTTCAAACCGAAACTTAACATTGCATAATGATACGCCCTCATCAATAATTAAAGTATGATTTTTACCAAATGAATTAATTTCACAATTTACCAATTTAACCGATGGGTGAATGCTAATTGTATAATCTTCTATTTTTAAGTCGTTTGTTATATTATTTATATACATATCTATAATTTACCAAATATCATCCCAATCATCGCCTTCACCTGCTTTAGCATAATCAGTTGGTCTGATTGCAAAAAAGTCAGTATGAGTATGCCCACCTGTTAAATGATAAAACCAATCCAACGCATCAGCAGATTTTTCATCATATTCAAATATTGGATCCAATCCTAGTTCTTGTAATTTTTCGTTTGTTCTTCTGTAAATAAAATTCTTTAAATCATATGCTTTAAGATTTTCAATATCTCCTTGTTCAAATATCTTATCAATATAATCATGTTCCATGCCTACAATTAATTTTGCAGCTTCATAAACAGATTCTTTAACACTTTCTCTTAGAGTTTCATCTTCAGAGCACATATGATTAAATAGCCTACATCCCATTTTAGAATGTAATGATTCATCTCTTACAGACCATTTCATTTGTTGACCTATACCTTTCAAAAGGTTTCTCATTTGAAAAGAATAAAGAACAGCAAAGGAGCTATATAAACTTACACCTTCAGCAAAGGCAGAAAATATTGCAAGACTCCTAGCAACCTCTTTCCTAGCATCTTTACTTTTTAATAAATCTTTATCTGTATACTCGGCTTTAGTTGACATTAAGAATTCAAATTTATTAGCCATTGAAGGTTCATGTAAAAATGCAGTATAATCTTCAAGTCCTAATGTTTCATTTAAATAAGAGTATGCAACAGCATGAATGGTTTCTTGTGAACCAAACATCATTGCCATTTGTCTTATCTCATGTTTAGGAAACCATTTAGTAACCATTCCTGTCCAATAATCAGATACCGCACATTCAGTTTGAGCAAACCCTAAAAGAATATTTCCAACTAGGTTTTTTTCATGAGGTTTAATATTTTCATTCCAATCTTTTAAATCACCCTGCATTGATATTTCTGTATGAAGCCAAAAGGCTTGTGCTTGTGGTAACCAACCATCCAGATAATATTCTGGAAATTCAAAAGGTTTATATTCGATGCGTTCGGTAAAAAGTTTGCTCATTGTTAATTTTTCTTTTTTGACTAAATATGCAACGGGAGTTGCATAGTTTGTTTGTTTAGTGTTGTTTATTTATTTAAGACTTTTTTAGTTCTTGTTCTAAATCATATGCTTTTTGCTGCAATCTAAAAGATTCTGCTTTATATTCTTTTCTTTGATCATATAACCTAGTAAGAACATCTTTAAGGACAGATCGCTCAGTATCATAAACTGCACCTGTTACTGATACAATATTATTCTCACCTCTTTCATCATTTCTTTTTTCAGGTGATACCTTTTTCTTAAAACTTTCTGGTGATACATTTAATTGTCTCATAATAGAAGGATATAGTGAAGCAAAATCAAATGCGGCTACAGCATTATGCATACCTGTTATTGGCTCTTTTACAAAAGCACCTTCAAATTGTTCTCGTTTAGATGGAGGGGCCTTAGGATCTTTTGCCATTACAAGATTCCTTGTTAAAAACTCTCTTGCCAAAAGTGCTTCAGTAATTGCAACTGGTGATGCGGCTTTAAATATACTAATCTGAGTCATATGAGCAATAGTTAATGCAATATCCATTGTCTTAATCTTTTGATGAATAAGATAAACTAATGCAGTATCAATTACATTATAGAAAACATATTTAGGATAATCCTTTTCATACATATCTTGAATAGTACCTTCATATTTAACTTTCTTAATTCCTACTACAGCTTCACCTACCGTATCTAATTTAAAATCTTCTTTAATATCAACAGTCCTATCCCATTTAGCATAAATATCTAAATAATCCATTACACCTACATGACAAGGAAATTCATCTCTTCCAAAGTTTCTTCCTATTGGTGAAGCAGATCCAATATCAACACCTAATTTTTTACATCGGTTAATAATGTATTGCCAATCAAATTTAATATAATTCCATCCGGTCATCATAGGGAATTTTTGTACAAAGGACATCATAAAGGTTGACATCATATCATACTCAGATTTAAAACATTTAAAGGTAAAAGAAAAATCATCATCTATGTCTTTAAAATGTTCATCTATTTGATTCTGAATTTTAGTTTGTGTTTTATTATCTAAATCTTTAGTTGCCAAAACAATACATTGGCGTTCAGGTGTAACAATACAAATTGTAGTAACCGGGTTAGGCGCTTTACTAGGCTCAGGAAATGAATCGGTTACCTCAACCTCGATATCTACAAAATAAGTTCTAGGAAAATGATAACCAAAAATTAGTTCTCTATCAGAAAAAGATAATTGATCCATGTATTCAATTATTCTATACTTATTTAACCAGCGTGATCTTACCTTTTTTACTGAACGGCCATCCCAGTTTTTTATTTTTGAATCTGCTTTTGAATCAGTATCATCACAAACTTCCCAATTAAACATATCTTCAGTTTGAAGATCATAAGTCTTAAATCTGGTTTTGCCATCTAAGTTAAAATAAGAAACAAATAATTGACGGTCTTCTTGTGTAATATCTAAAAGCATATTTTATTTTTATATAGATTTATTAGTAATTGTTTTTCTGTCTATTCCAATTTTCTTCGTTCTTACTTAAGTAAAAATTATAAAATTCTTGTGGAGTAACACCTATCGCTAGCCCAGCATTAAATACGAAATGCATTACATCTATCCATTCCATTTTAAGTTCTTTTAAATCACCTGGGGTTAAATCAGATAATTTTTTATTTCTAACTTCAGGGTTTGTAGACTTCCAAGGTTTCCATGCAGCATTACCTTCACCGTCTTCAATTCCACCAACTGCATCCATCATCTCATGTAATTCATCAATGATTGCATGATTAGTAACCATTAGAAAATCTACTACATCACCTATGTTATATTCTGAAAAAGGTTTCTTTCCTTGTTTTTCAAAATACATAGATTGTGTTTCATTCTGTAATGAATAAAGATCTTCTAAAGAATTCTTAGAATGATCATAACCGTTTTCTGTAAAGAAGTCTCTTACTTCCAAATCTTTACATTTGTTATCAATGTTTGCCATATAAATTTTGATTTATTTTTATATGGCTAAAAGGTAAGTTTGTTTACACATAAGCAGAAGGATTTGGGAGTCCACTATAATGATCCCATAATGCATCTTCATTCCATTTAGAATCATACCAAAACATTCTCCCATTCTTATCCTTCCTTTTAGCCATCTGCGGGTTACCGTAGCACCTCATAAATTTTCTTAAAGGCTCAGGATCTGTGCTGAATGGATTTTCCCAATCTTTAAGTTGACCTCCACCTAGTTTATATGCCTGTAAAGGAATATCTCTACATAATACAAAAAGGTCTGGTTCTCGTTTTAAAATTTCTCTTGCCGGCGCAAATGGATTAATCCAAGGCAAGCGATAAAGTATTTCAGCTCGCAGATAATTACCTATACCGTTAAAGTAAGACTGGTTCATAAGTACAGTGTGTATAGGGTGATTGAACGCAGCTTTATGTAAGTTATGAATAATATTATCAGTAAAGGCATCATATTCAGTTGTAGGATCTGGTCCTCTATTAGGAGACCAATCATCTACCCACTTCCATTTACCGAATCTCCTAACATCCACAAATGATAATGTTGTACCGTCTTTTTCAATAAACATAAGGTGAGAATGTTTTTTCTCTTTGCCGATGTTTGTGTGGGCAAAATGACCGCTCATTCCCATGGTCATTAAAAGGTGTCTTTTTTCTTTTGAGTCATTATCCGAAAGAGTAAGCATAAGCTCCTTACCTCTACTCTCTGCTGATATTTTAAAAAACTTAAAAGGGACTTCAACATCTTTACCTTTATGGACTGGGTTCTTTTTAATGTTTACAAATTTTAAACCGCTTGCTGATTTGTTGATAAAATCTGCGGTTAATCTAAGCTCTGCTAATTCTGGCATATTTAAATGTTAAATCCTTTAATATGAATATCTAAGGCGGTTAATAATTCTGGAGTTCTTACACCGCTTCTACATACGGCATCTAATGTTTTTTGTTCA